ATGAAGGTATTTGAAGCCAAAACACTGCTTTCCGAAGCTGAAAACCGTGCAAAAGAATACAAAGATTTAAAAAGTAAAATGGTCAAATTAAAGAAAGCATTCAAAGCTGTTGCTGATCTAGATGATAGCGAGTTTTCAGGTAAAGGCGCCAATAACATCAAATCATTTTACGAAGATCAGGCTGGCATTGCTGACCAGTGGATTGATCTAATTGAGATGAAAATATCTTTTTTAACGAGTATTCCTGGTATCTTGGAAGACGCTAGCTTATCAGATGCCTACATAGAAGAATCCTTCCTAGAACATGAGTTGGCTAATGCTAATTCCAAATCAAATTCCATTATGTCCGAACAGAAAAAGGCGATCAAAGATATCTTAAATGATATACACGACGTCCTTCCCTTAGATGTTTTTTCAACGGAAGATTTTAAAAATGAGTTATCTTCTGCTGAGAAAAAACGAAAAAACACAGTCGAGAAAATAAGTGAAGTCGATGAGAATCTGACGTCAGAATACGCCTTATCAGAAGCAAATGAACAAATGATTCAGGCTGATTACCAAGCACTCATAAACGCAACAGCAAAAGGCAAGAGTGCCTCTCCCATCCACTATAACGCAAAGGCTTATAGAGACAGTGAAGTCCACAAGATGACTGAGGATGTAAAAAAACAATCGACTGAGTATATCTCCTTTAAAGACCAACAGGCCGAACAAAGAAGGATAGCAAAAGAACAGGAAGAGCTTGCAAATAAGCCATGGTACGAAAAGACGTGGGATGTTGTTTGTAATTTTACAGGGGAAGTCTCCGGATATTATGATTATAAAAGAGCCGCCGATGGCGTTGATCCTGTAACCGGTGAAAAGTTGACAGAGGGCCAACGTGTAGCAGCTGGCGCAATGGCTGCAGCAGGTTATGTGCCCATTGTGGGATGGGCAGGTAAATTAGGCAAAGGTGTAAAAGCTGTGTATTCAACTAGCAAAGCGATCTCCAAAGCAGACAAAGCGCTTGATGTCTATAAAACGCCTAAGACATTTCACGCTCTTCAAAACTCCAGCAAAGGACTTTACGGTCTCGCATCTGCAAACGGTTTTAGCGAAGCAATAACTGGCCGGGATATGTTTGGGAATAAAATTTCTGATGAACAACGACAAAACAACCTTAATCATGCGTTATCGATGCTTGGCGGATTCGGTTTGCGTGGAGTCAGCAAAAACTTAAATATGAAAAATTCTGATATTCCTAAGAGACCATCATGGCGACAATCTGAAAAAGATGTTGGAAAAGATTATCCTGATTACAGTGAACAAAAGTCATTTATAGATGGCAAAGAAGTCCCTTATGGAAAGAAAGGCAGCTCCCGTCCGGACTTCTATAAAACTGGGCATAGTATAGAGGTTAAAAACTATAAGATTACTACACCAAGTGGGAGAAGTAGGTTAGTAAACAATGTTTCAAAACAAGTTGAAAAACGACTCACTGAACTTCCTAATAATACAAAACAATCTGTAGTCATAGATATTAGGGGCCAGTCAGTTTCTGAAGAAATAATGGACGACTTATATGATAAGATAATGAAAAAGACTAACGGAAAAGCAGATATAAAATTCAAAACCAATTAGAGGTGAGCACGTTGGCTGTAGGATTTAAGGTTAAATATTACTGGTATCAAGTTGGGCATGGAGACTTCTTACATTCCTTTTTTTCAACCGTAAGCTACCATTTAGAAGAGCATGGCTGGGGATCAAAATATCCGCATTTATTAAATGAGCTTTATCAAGGAAAGCTTGAAAGCAAAAACATTGATCCTGCCCTTGAAGAATTAGAAGATATAAAAGAGAAATTGAAAGAGTACAACCCTTCACAAGTCATTTGGGATATCGAAGATGTTAGCAAAAGGCCTCCATGGGGAGATAACATAAGTGAAGAAATCACCGACTTGTCTAATTATTTTGTTACGAGTGATGGGGAGGATTTTATAAAGATTTTAAAAAGTGCGCTTGAAAAAGGGAAAAAAACAAATTCAGAAGTGTTAATTGATAGTATTTGAAAAAAAGGCCCTGACTAAAGGGCCTTTTTTATTTTAATAGGACTTCAAGTTTTGCTTTTGTTTTCGGTCCGTAGATACCATCTGCAGATAGCCTGTGCATCAGCTGGAACCGTTTGACTGCGTTTGCTGTTTTCGGACCATACACGCCGTCAATACCGTTATTCTTCGCCCCTTTGTCTGGATAGAAATAAAGAGCCGCCAGCGCTTTCTGAATCTGTGTTACAGACGCTCCTTTCATCATTGGGCTTTTCACTTTATAGATGCCAGAAGGTAGCGCATATGACGTTTTCTTTTTGCTTGAGCTGGTTTTCCCGCCCAGTGACTTTAATTCTGCTTCAATGGCAGCCTTAACCTCGTCCCATCTTCCCTCTGATAAAATACGGTGAGGGCAATATTTGCCGTTCCAGTCTTGATGCTTGCGGACACGATCAATACCCCAGCCGCGCTCTTTGAGCAGCTGCGCCACAAACTTGATTGCCAGTTTTTCCGCCGCCTTATATTTAGCGCCTCCTGACTTGCTGTAGCAGATTTCGACACCAATCGACTTACGATTACCGGTGCCATTTTTACCGTCCCCTGTATGCCATGCATTACGATTTGTAGGGATGCCCTGCCGCACCTCTTTGTCATCGACTGCAAAGTGAAAGCTTGTCGAGCTAGTATTTCCGATCATGTAGCTGATCTCATTGGCAGCTGATGCGTCGTTCGCTGTATTGTGGATGGTGATGTATTCCGCAGTCATTGCGTTCGGGCATTTCAAAGCATATTTAGCTGATGATACAAGGTTATTTTTTACTGTGATTGTCATAAGTGTTCTCTCCTTTATTTTTGATATAGAAAAGGCCGCCGGTTTTATCCAGCAGCCTGTTCATCCTTTTCTTTTGTTTGTTCGTTTTCTTCTTCAATTACATGAAGTCGGTCCGTAATGGCCGCTGGAATCTTAACGCCGATCTGTGCCAGGTTCTCCGTAATGGAAAGCCCTTCATTGGCGATATAAAAAAGAACGGTTCCAAATGTCAGGACACCGTTCAGATTGAGGATTGTATCTATGATATTTGCCACAATGACCACCAAAAAACTCAGCATCTTACGCACATAACCGAACCAAGCGCTCCGGCTCCGGAGCTTTTTGAATTTCCATGCCTTGATCACGCCCGTTATTACGTCGAGAATACTGAGAACTAGCAGTAAATCAAGGTACTTCACACCCCCAAACAGGTAAACTCTCGCTAAATCCAACGTTTCAAGGTTAATGAACACAGTCGTTTCCTCCATTTCTTGTGATCACCTCCTTAGAGGCAAAATAAAAACACCTCTCTGGGTGTTGGTTAACTTCCTAAATCTATGACAACCGGCTCCGTGGCTGGATAAATAAAACCTGTTATTTCTTGATATTCTTCTGGCGTTAAAATCTTTATCGGTATCATATCCCTGACCATTTCAGGAGTCCAGAGTTTGTCATCATAATAATCTTTTATTGTTTCGTACCAATCACTCATTTAATCACACCACCTGTTAACAGCTTGAATGTGAGGTCAGATACTTGCTTTTTAAGCTTGTCTAGCTCTGATGGTTCGGGAGGCGGAGGCTGTAAGCTGTCGATGTATTCTTGTGTAGCTGTTTCGCGCCATTCCGATTTGCCTTTATCGAACACCGGTTTATACATGCCGGCGCCGTCGGGATTAACAGGAGGGATATCTGTGTACCCTTCCGGAATATCCTCGCCGTCATTGATAATCATATTTTCTGACGGCACATAATTCATTTTGTTGTCGTATTTGTATATTTGTTTCATTTGATAACGCCTCCTCTACAGCGCTTTAAACGCGAAATCAAATTTAATATAGTTCGTGTTACTGGATACGCTTTCTACGATGACTTCCCCAGTAGATTTGTATGCAATCCGAGCAACCTGTGCCGATCCTGATGCTATTTGTATACAACCCATAGATCGTGGCGGCCGCATGTTTTCAGGGAGTGTAAAAACAGTCGTTCCAACAACGCCTCCTTTTGCTTCCCCTCGCACCCATACTGTTTTCGACGCGTCAATTCCAAAAACTACATCTTCGCCGCCGTTGTAGTGAGACCAGCCGTTCTGCAAAGTCGCAACAACCCACGAAAAGTTAGATACGTAAGTCTTGGCGTCAGCAAGCGCCTTATCCGCTTTTTCTTGCGCGCCATTCGTTGTTTCTTTAGCGTTCCAAGCTGTTCGCTCATCAGCCGTGATATGCCGTGTAGTATCGTCGTCATGTGCCTTAAATTCTATCTTACTCGCCTGCTGCACGTCATCTACATTCGATAAGCCAATCTGCGCTTTTGTCACAGCGTGTGGGTTACTCGTGTCATTGACATGGTTATCAAACTCAGTTTTCTTCGCTTGTTTGACATTATCGACGTTAGCTAACCCCACCTGAGCTTTCGTTACCTTGTGAGGATTGTCCGTCTTAGCTGCGTGTTCGTCCGTATAAGCCTTCGCATTAGCTTCCGCTGCCTCTGCCTTTTCTTGCGCTCCCTCTTTCGTTTCAATTCGGTCGAGATCAGAGAACTTCGCTTTTAATTCGTCGAGCATTGCTGTTTCTTCGTCATACATCGCTATGATTAACGCCTTTAATGATTCGAAATCATCGACGTAATATTCTGCGAGAGGTGCGATGTTTTGATCCGCAAGACTTTGCGATATTTCAAACCCGAATTTGTGAGCAGAGAGTGATTGCCCGTTCGTATATTTCAGAATGAGTTGACAGTTGAATTTGCCGTACATTTTGATTTCATCCTCATCTAAAACATACTCTGCGATACCTTTCAACGGATCAACTATCGTGACATCTCGTATTCTCTGCTTACCGCTGGACGGAACGAGGATTACTTTTCCGGTCACGGCTGATAGTGGCAATGGGATGCCGTCCTTGCGTAAATAAAATATCAACTTTGCCGTATTAATATCTTGCGTTGAAAATATAAAAGATGATTGGTAATTCCCTTCTGTTATTGCGTTTATATCGAACGCGTAAGAGCCGTTTTTATAAATAGCCAATATCCGTTACCTCCCTTTAAATAGTCGCCGCGTACATTAATTCAAATACCATTCAAAAACAATTGGGTACCAAGAATTCACATCAGGAGTAGGGTGTCTTGTGGATAATATTTTCACTTTCCCATTTGGTTGGATTTGACAAACAGCATTGTACCCTCCTGATGTTGGAATCGTAAAGGGCAACACTCTATCGGGCGACCACTCAGGATAGTAGCTTATATACTCTGTGTCCATAGTCGTTACGCCTTTTAGTTCGGCTTCTAGTCGTATTTTATTTCCTATTCTCCGTATTCTTGGTATGCGTTCTGGAACGTAGGCAGTCGCACCATTTAATAATTCTGTATCCATCCATCCCGTGTCTTTGCGAGATTGGTTTACGTTTACATCCAAGGAATATCCCAACATTCGATTATGCCGTACAAGAACAACGTCGGCGTTATTCACGACCTGAACTGCAACTAAATCTCCTTTGTACACACAGCACGATTCATTTTCAAAGTTATAGTTATAAATATTCGGAATGAAGTTAGAAAACTTTTTATTGATCGCACTAGCGAGTGAGTCTTTTGTGTAAATATAGTAATTTAAAAGTTCTCCAGCTAGGTTGTACACAGATATAGCCGGCCTCCCATTACTTTTACCGTGTGACATGAATAGGAATCCATCATTTAGGGCTATACCTTGTACCTTCTCTAAGTTAGGAATATAGTCTACAGTAAAATCGGTGTATAGAACGGGATTCCCCATCTTTATCGATTCCCAAGTGTACACATAAGCATGAATGCTGGCTTGATTTACGGTTATCGAAGCAAAATAGTATTTGTTAGCCGCATATTTACTACTTACATTAGCTTTAATTAAATCCGAGAGTTCTCCTGTATCATAATTAAAAATATTATATCCAGACATTTTTGAAGCTTTAACGATAAAGCATAAGTTACCTTGGTCATTATAAAAAAATGACAGCCCCTCAGTATATGCGCCAGATTCTATAGGGATTGATTTTCTTTCTTTGAAACTACCTGTATCAAGATCGCGAATTTCAATTCTCAGTTCTGTTCCTTCATTTTCTTGTGAAGCAACATAGATTTCATTTGTCAGCTCGTTTATATTTGCAGATTGTGGCCAGAATAAAGCTTCTTCCCGCGCCTTAAATGTAGTCATCGCTTCAACATTATTCAAATAGCTTAAAGCATCCTGCGAATTGGTTATTAATTCAACCGTCCTGTACATTTCTGCTAGTTGGTTCTTATTTGCTTCCAGTTGAGTCTTAATTTCTCCCTTATCTGCATCTAATCTTTCTTTCAATACAGGATACACAAAACCATCATCGTCTACGCGCGCATCCACAACCTCTTTTATGTTGGTTCCGTCCGCGTTTAAAATTAGGTTTCGTATACGCGCTTTTGCAATTTCGATTTCTTCATAAACAGTTAGTCCGCCCCCATGAGCGATCTGTGAAGATGTATGAGCATTCTTAGCTTTTTCATGATATTTTAATTTACCTTCTAAAAGATTGACCTCATGTTCTGTGGCCTTTGCATTTTCATCTAGCTGGCTAAATAATTTTGTGTTTGGGGCATCACCGTGCCTTTTGTTTAAATAAAGCGTCATAAAGTCACCTCTATTTTTGTCCTACTATGAGGATTTTTACTTTCGACCCGTCTGGAACTTCAAGAGGATCACTGAGTTTACCATCTTTATATAGGGTTATATTAATCTTGTTTACGTCAACATCATCAACATAAAGTGAGTAGCCCGCCTCTTTCATAATAAAATTAGCATCACCGGTCACATACTGGATGGTGTAATCATCGTCTGTATTCAAAGAAAGGATGCTCGCTGCCAAGGAAACAAAACCATCGCCATAAGACACAGACCATCCCCCATTTAAGAATTGAATAGAGAAAGTATATGTGGTCTGCTGAGACGGTTGTGCAGTAGCCAAGCTCTGCTTAATCTGAGTAATTTCAGCCAACCCGGTGGCCAATTGATTTTGATAATTCTTGATGGCCTGCTCCTGATTCTTTGCACGCTTTTTCTCTTCAATTTCCATGTCTACCCGGCTTTTTCGTTTCCCGCCAATTGTTAGGTCAGAAGGCTGTTCTGGTCTCAATGGGTTATATGAAGCCCCTGTTGCTCTCAGCTTCCCATCAAAAGTGATTCCGTTTAGAGGCGTGTCAGCATATACACGAATGGTGTCCCCTGCCATAACCGGCTCTTCTATATCAGCCAAGGCCTGATCTAACAATTCCACATAGTCGGCATCATAGGACACCTCTGCGTAAGGATTGACTTTGGTTTTAAGCAGCTTAATCATGTCATCCTTTGTCTTGATTGAATCATCCATGACCGGTTCCGCCCAGGATGGCTGTCCGTTAATCAGAAACTTTTTTTCTTCTGGATGAACATAGGTGACCGGAGGAAAGACATACTTTTCATCTTCATTCTTGAAAGTCCTGTACACCCCGATAATGTTGCCGCGCAGAAGATACATGACCGGATCAACTTTCTTTGTGCCTTTTGTATTAGGGTTATTGCTGTCCCTGCCTTTAAAGGTAGCCACTACCTTATAAGTTTTACTGTCCAGGCCGCGAATGATATCAAACTCTTTTTCTGTCGGGTCTGAATCTTTATAGACAGATATGGTTTTCGTCTGATCGCCTATCTTAAATTCCCATTTACCACCCAGCTTCGACACAAGAGTTTTGAATTTAAAGCCTGTCCCTGTGAAAGAAAAAGAAAACGTGGCTCCTATTTTCTTCGTGTAATCTGCTTTTAATGAACTATCATACGCCCAGGTGCCCGTTTTAGAATCGTAGGGAATGGACTGATCGCCCAGGATGTCTTTATCTTCCTTGAGCTTCCCGTATCCTTTCACCCGTGTTGTCGTGTTATCTTCGCTTGTTGTGATCTGTAAAGACGTTAGATTTGAAAGGTTATCCAGCCTTTTTACAATCTCTTTGCCTGCTTTTTTGTAGATGTATAAATGCGTGTTATCCGGGATGATTTCAACCCCAAAGGTAGAAATGATTTCGTCCATCAGCTCAGAGGTCTTTTTATTGCCGAACCCCTCCAGCTTTTTAGCCCCGATCCCCTTCGCATCCGGCATAATTGTAAATGTGATTTCACTGCCTTTCACTGCGTGCTTAAGTGCTTCGTTGAGAGTTTTTGTGCCCTCTATCGTCTCGTGAACAACATGCTTGATCGCCCTAAAGGAATAGATATGCGTGGCTGTTATGTCTTTAGTAAGCAGAGCGCCTTCCTGTTTGATCGTAGGCGTGTTAATGAAATACTGCTGCTTTTTATACCGAACCTCGTCGATAATAATAAAATTCCTTCCGACTAAAGCATTGAAAGGAATCTGATTATATTCAGTCAAGGTAATTGAAAAAGACAAATCCTTTTTCCCAGTGACGTCATCATTCACTTTAGGTTCAACGTGAATAAGCTCATGTTTTTGGCCCGTTTTGATGTCATGGACAAACATCTGATTCAAAGAGCATCACCCCCTATTTATAATAAAAGTGTGTAATGAATCGGATATTGCTGTAGGTAGCACCCGCAATCCTAAATTGATTCTGGCCAGCTGCAAGAGTCGGAAACCGCCCACTTCTATCGGATATAGGCGCAGAGTTCTTCAAAATGTGATGCTTCAAAAGCGTTATCTTATCCGTTTTTGAATATTTCCCGTTCAACGTCAAGGTTTCGTTTGTTGTGATATTAGTGATTGAAATATTAGTACCCTGTAGGTACATTTCGACGTTGTAATTGTAGTTAATCGGGTCAAGTTTTACGTCCCCTATGTTATCCACAACGAAAGAATTTTTATTTTGAAAGTGAAACACAGGGGTTGAGTCCCGCCGGATATTCATGCCCAAGTGAAACTTTTCGTCCTTCAATTCCATAGATGCAGTGCTGTCATTTAAAGACTCAGCAAGCCCCTGAATGGCCGTTAAAGTAATATCAACTTCCTGATACTTCTTACCGTTTTCTTGATAAATTGAAAATGCGTCATCACATGTAACAAGCCATCGTTTATAAGGCTGCTGTGTATTGATTACATAGTACGGGTCCTCTTTTACAAAAAGGTTGTAGACGGCATCCCTTTTGATCTGGAACTGATAAGAACTGTTTGCCTCCACAAGCACTTTTATATTGATTTTTCTTTCTGTGTAACGCCCGGTGTTCCCCCGCTTAAGCATCATCGTCCCATTAATGAGAGCGTTTGTTCCTGCCGTCTGCCTTTCGAACACTGGCGCCTCCGGCCTAAATGAAGAAAGCGAGACACCTGGGAGCGTCTCGCTTAAATACTTGCCATCAATTATTAAATCATAGTTTATCAACCTACCACTCTCCTAAGAGAAGCTTACATTGTTCAGCAATCCCTTTTGGTTTCTTTCCTTGTTGTATGCTTCGTCTTGAATTTTATTTAATTCTTGGACGCTTAGTATTACATTCGGGTCTTTCGCAACAAGCTGCGTTAATAGTCTTACCGTTTGGCTTAACAGATTAATTTCGGCTTGCTGATTGCTGTTTTGTTGCTGCAGTAAAGTCACCATGGTTTTCAATGCGTTTGCATCGCTTGAGTTTGACCGGCTTTCCGGCTCATACCCAACCATTTTACCTGCCTGGCTGAGAACTTTATGAGCTTGGCTGCGCCTAAATTGACGTAACGGCAGCAGCATTTCCCCTTTATGGACCTCGGCCATGTGATCTCGCGTAATCAATCCGCCTGTATCGTAACCGATGTAACGGCCGCCGCGTGCCATGGACTTCAAGCCTGGATGATTCAGAATGCCCCCATATCGACTATTGAGATAGTTGATTGACGCTAAAATTTGGTGTACCGGGTTTTTGATATTCCCGTAACCAGGTTCCTTATTGGCGTTGAAGGTGCTTGGAATGAACTGCATAAGCCCCTGGGAAGGGTGCCCTGCTTTCCAGTTCGAATCCCATCTGTTTACAACATTCGGATTGCCACCTGATTCCTTCATTGCTATTGTCTCAAGCGCTGAGGCATATTCTGACCCTAGTCCTTTTATATTTAAGGCTTGAGCGACCCACTTTTTAACCGCTGCAGTGCCGCCTGCACCCTCGAAAGAACCATAGTCAGCTATCTTATCTTTAATGAACTTGATGGCTTTATCCTTGATAAACTTAAAGCCATTGACTGCAATTTGCCCAAAACCGCCGGACATTTTCGGAGCACTCACCCCGATCTTTTCCAGAACCTTATTCAGTAGTTTACTTGGGTTGGAAACATAATCATACACATCCAAAGCAAGATCTTTCGCTTTACCCCACATCTTTGTGAACCAGTTCCCACCGGTTCCATCTTTATAAAATGGGATACTGCCACCGAACATTTTTTCTGCATCGTCGCCTCCCATAACCTGGGTACCGCGTGGCAGGTTCATAAGAGTCGGGACATTCGGGCTTATCCCAATTTGTCCGTCAGGTGTCATAAACGGTTCGTGCTTATATCCATCTCCCAAGATAGCTGGTCCACCTGGGTGTCCACTTGTTCCTTTTGCATATTGTGGCACATCCCACTTAGGAATCTGACTCTTTTCGTCCACACCAATTTTCCCTAGAACCCAGTTTACCCCGCCAATCACGCCGTTTACGACGCCACCGAGTTTCTTGGTCATTTTATTGGCTAAATACTTGATTCCATCTAAGGCTTTTCCAGCCATATCCTTAATGCCCTGGCCCATTTTCTTAGGGAGTGCCTTGGCCCCCTCAATAATTTCCGAGAATTTCTTGGAAATGCTACTTTTCATGTCAGTGACAATTTTCATGGCTTTGTCTTTCAAGAAGCTAAACATTTTCCCGGCATTTGTGGCGCCATCTTTAAACAAACTTTTGATCCAGCCCCACATTTTTGGGAATATACCCTTTAAGCCAGCGCCGAGAGCCTTGGCACCGCCAAGAATCTTGCCGAAAAATGAAAGTTGGATAGCATTCCAGACTATTTTAATAGCGCCGGAAAATATCTGTTTTATTCCTTCCCACATCTTACCGAAGTCACCTGTCAATAAGCCGGAAAAAACCTTAATAACTCCTTGAATGATGGAAATAGAGCCGGTTATTACGCCTTTTATGTTTCCCCAAACTGAACTTATGATAGCAAGTATGGCCGGCATGACAAATTGGACAATCGACCACACATTCTGAAGGGCTTGGGTAATAACGGAACCGTTTTGCTGCCAGAAAGACTTCCACTGCCCCGTGAGTTGACCAATGAAAGACATCACGCCCCCCAGTGCCTGTTTGACTAGAGGACCAAGAGTTCCAAAAACTTGGGGTGCAATAGTGCCGAGAGCCGAAAAGGTCGGCTTCATGGCGTCAAAACTTGCCTTCATGTTGGATATGATGGGCTGTGCCTGCTGCTTAAAGCCGGAAAAAGCAGTTTTGATATTGTTTATCCCGTCGATGATGGTTTGGACCGTTAACACCGGGAAAAAGTCCATCAGTTTATCGGCACCTTTTGACGTGTCACCGTTGAAAATATCCATGAACCCGGTAAATACTGTTTTCAAATGACCGCCTGCGCTAGAAATGCTGTCCATGACCGGCTGCAGGCCCTTCATACCTGATTCCAGTCCGGACATGGCCGGCTCAAGTACATCCAAAAGACCATTGCCGATCGGAAGAAGAGCAGATAAGGCGGAACGACCTATCTTTTTCAGACGTGCTCCGAAGTTATCTTGGAGAGCTTTTCCGGCCTCTTTCGTTTTCCCGTTCACATCGCCAATCTTTCCATTGATTCCGCCAAGGGCATACATCGCGTCAGCCTCAAGGTCTTCCCATTTGGTGCCGTACAAAGCAACCCCGATATTATTCGCCTTGACTTGGTCTTTCATCCCTTTCAGCTCGCCCAGAACCGCGTTAGAAACGTCCTTAACTGTTCCTTTCCCTTTTAGGAATTGGCTCCACACTTTCTGAGTGCTGCCGGAAAGCTGCGCCATCGCTCCAGACGTCGAATCAGATCCGTCTTTCACTCTAATCTGAAATTCTTTCATCACGTCATTAATGTAGTCGAGATTATAAACCCCTGCTTGGCTGCCCTTCGTCAAGAGTTGGAAGTATTCTTCCGCAGAAAAACCCATTTTGCTGAATAAGGGCGCGTACTCGCTTAGGTTGTCAAACATTTCATTTGAAAAGTTTAAGCCCTTTTGGGCACCGTACGTCATCAAATCAAAAGCCTTTTGGCTCTCAATACCAAAACCTTTCATGATATTGTTGCCAGCTCGGGTGACTTCATTTACATCTGCGTCAAAGGTTTCTGAAAGAGTAATAGCCCCTTTAGTTACATCCTTTAAATCTTTTTCGCTGAGCCCCCTGATATTCTGACGGACCTGTTTCAGGGCGTCTTTGACCACATCCATATTTTCACCGAAACCGTCTTTCCAGATGCTTGAGGCTGTTTGTGTCATCGCTTTGGCTTCGTTCTTAGTCAGCCCTAATTGTGCGCGAAATTCCCCTTGGCTTTTCTGTGCGTCAAGCGCCATTTTGGTACCCATCGCTCCGACCGCAGCCGTTAACCCGGTTACGGCCGCCACTCCTGCCGTCAGTGCCCCGACCAGGCCGACTTCAATAAAAGAAGAGAATTTCCCGACCTTGCCCTTTGCTGTCTCGGTTGCCTCTCCAATATCCTTCTGGTTGTCTGATAAAGCATCAGCGCTTTTTCCTGCTTCCGTTTGTGCTTGTTCAAGCATTTCGTATTGCATTTGTGCACGCCGTAGTGAACCTTCCAGAGAATGATACGATTGAATCTGAGTATTTAGCCGCTGGGCGTATTTCTGCGCCTGCTGTGAGCCTTCGCCGTATAACTGAACCTGTTTCTCGTAAGATTTCCGGTACTCTTCCACAATCTTCTCTTGAATGGAAAGCTCATTTGATAAACCTTCAACTTTCTTTTTGCTGGCCGTGAGTTCATCACCCATCGCTTTAAACTCTTGAACAGTTGCTTTTGTGGCCGTTCGTGCTGTTTTAAGATTGTTTCTAAGACCTGTTATTCCTCTGTTTACGCCGGCATCGTTAAGCGTGGTATTAATAACTAAATTTCCTATCGGTCTGCCTTCTGTCGCCAAATAGTTACCTCCCTTCTATGGTTTTTTAGAAACACAAAAAGAGCGCCTTTACAGACACCCTTTTACAAAGTAGCACCAAATATTTGATAAGCCGGGACCAATTTGTTCTCTTCCTCATGCTTGTAAGCTGCAAGATCAAAGAAACGTTGTATATCCATTTCATCTATTTCATGAAGCTTGTAACCATTTTCCATCAAGTCAAGATACATCTGCTTCATTCTGTTAAGATAATCCCTGTAGGTCATTGGTTTCCCTGTTATTTTTGAGACTCCACTGCCTTCTTCTTCAATTGAGCCTTTTTTTTACTCTTTGTCATCGCTTGGTCAATAATATCTCTGAGCCAGTCACCTAAATCTTCAGAAGCAACACCGTCCAAAATATCGTCGACGTCAAATTGACCTTTAAAAATATCCACGACAAGACCCATCATATCCGTCATAACCTCATATTCGGTCATTTTTGAATCCTCATCCGTTGCTAGCGCATGAATTTCTAATGCTCTATAAGTAAACCGCGATGTAACAATTGGCTGAATGAATGTTTTTTCAGGAACTGAGACAATTTCCCCGTTTTCGCCAATTTCAGCATTTGCATAATCTTTCAATACTGCTTTAATCATGTAAAAACCACCTTCTTATATTTATAGAAAAAGCAGCCGCTGTCCGGCTGCCAGTTTTATTTCCCTAAATCTGCACTTACTTCTTCTGTTGTCATGCCATCTGGCAGCATCCCATAAGCACGCTGATAGAATTTTTCAAGTGTGAATCCATCGTTTTGATCGTAACCAATCAGGAAGACAAGACCGTCCGATTTACGCGGCAAGAATTGCCCTTCGATCGTATCTGTTTGATAGTCCACTTTATCTTCTTTCGTTTTTCCTTCCACAGAAGGGATGCCAAATTTCCCTTTTAACAAGGCATAATACACATAGCCTTTCTCATGGTGTTTTTGACGCCATGTAATGCACACGTAAGGCGGCTCCATATCTTTGTGGTACTCTTCAATACCATCAACAACCTTCACACCTAAAAGAGTTCTTTTCATTTCGGTAGTAAGGTCTGCGACATTTAACTCAAGTTTTGTTTCACTGACTCCTGTACTTTTCACCGCAAAAATGCCATCATCTGCATAAAGGGGTGATAGTTCAGAAGAAACATCCAGCTTCGCTTCAATTGCCCCCGGCATATCTACGATAGCAGAGGCTTTTTCATCAACAAGCTCGGCATATTTAATGCCGCTTAGTCCCGTCTTAGCCATTCATATCATCCTTTTCTATATTTATTTTTTGAATATCAATTAATTTGGTCGCTCTGTATCTCCGGGCGTATCGGTATAGAGCAATATCTGGGTCACGGTCAAAGGCTGACGCATATTGCTTGTAGTCGTTCTCTGCCATGATCTGATCAATCACAGGCTGTATAGCCTGGGCGTCCTTTATGGTTTTAGTCCATAAATCTATTTGAATATCAACTTCAAATGTTAGGGCCCTATCGTCCGCATAGTCTTTTCTGTGGCTCTCAAGCTCGTTAATGCGAATCATCGGGGCCTTTTCTATGTCCTGATCTTCTTCTGGAACAAAGACCAGGAATATCCGGTCACTGTCCACAAGAGAAGTAAGGGTTTCGTTTTCACTTAAAAGCTTTTCAACTTCCTGAATGGGAAGCATCATAGTCCCAGCTCCCTCATGTAAACTTGCTGTACGATCTGCAAAACCGTTTGCTCCATTTCGTTTGATGTCCTCTCAATGAAGTGCTGCGGGGGCTGCTTGATCGTTCCAAAGTTAGAGAAGTGAAGGCGGGATGCTGTTTCTTTCCCATAACCCACACTTGCATATATCTCCCCGTCTTCCTTCGCCTTCGAATACACCACATTATCTTTCATGTGCATCTTGTGGCTGCTCTCTCTGCCTGGGGGTGTGTTACGTTCCAGAGCCTCGGCAAAAACCTGAGCGCCTGCCTGAACGGCTGCTTTGGCCGCCCTGGTATTTTTTCTTGCAAGCTTATCGAGCTCTTTTTCTATGCCGTCAATCCCGTCAGCTTGCCGCGCCATCAGCTCACCTTCTCCGCAAAAACATTAATCAGGTTTTTGTCCTGAGAGTTTGGGAGAATGTCTTTTATTTCGTAAAGCTCATCGCCATGAAGAACGTGCATGTTATTTGTCGCCTTCTTAACTTGCTGATAGCGAATAATGAACGTAATGCTGTTCTCTAAGAAGGTGCCCGCTGTCGTGAGCTTTTCCCTTAACTTCTGCTCTCTTATCTCAGCCCAGCAAGAAAATAAGGGCTCATTTACCACAATATTCTCCCTGGTTTCCGGGTCCTTCCCGTTCTTTCGTGTAACAAAAGTGATGCGTGTATTGAGTCGGCTAAAGTCCATCTGTATACGCCCCTCTGAATTGCTGAATAAAGTTTGTTACGCCGAAAGGTATTTCTTGCAACGCTTTGTCCATTGAGGACACGCGCTGTTCATACCAGGCACCGACCAGGAACATGACAGCTGTATCAAACTTAGGGTTGTTTTGAAAGAAAGCATCCCTGTTTGGCGAAAGCGTTACGGCATCTTTTATATAATCTTCCGCAGTATCTTTTAGACGCTGGATAAACCCATCATCAAAATTGTGATCTATACGCATCGCAAGCTTTAATTCTTCAAGCGTCATTCCAACACTCCTTTACAAACAAAAAGGGACGCCGGTATGCGTCCCATTACGTCATTATTTTGCTTGTGCCGCTTGTTCCAGGGCTTCAATACGTTTAACAAGTTCATTGTATTGCTCTTCCGTCCCAAAGCCGTCTTTACCAGGATCGCCCTTGTCACCTTTAGGACCTTGCGGGCCAGCTTCACCCTGAGGACCCTGGGCGCCTGTCTTTCCTTGAGGACCTTGTGGGCCCGTGTCTCCTTTCGGTCCCTGTTCGCCAGGATCGCCTTTAGGACCCTGCGGACCTGCTGGGCCTTGAGGTCCTTGTTCTCCCTGCATCCCCTTGATAAACAGAGGGCTTTCTTCACTGTTTCCGCCAAGATAAACTCGGGTAATCGGTTTTCCATCCGTGTCCATTTCCGATGCTGTCCAAACGTTTCCACTTTTATTTAGAAATTCTTCCGCCATTTTCAATCATCCTTTTCAATTATTTTTTATTGGCCCACGTCTACCGCTGACTGATCTTCTGTGCTAGATGTCGTTTGATTGATAGTGACAAAATAACCGGCTTTCTCATCAGCTTTTTTCACGTCAAAACGAACTGCCAGAGAAAGGACTTGACCGTAAATGTCATTTTCTACCCATTTCGCCGTAGCCTCCACACGGTTTGCGAAAAAGACAGCTTTTTTCAAGTCACCAATGAACATAACTGCGTCGCCATCTTTTTCACCTAAGATTGTGTCATCAACAGTTGAAACCGGTCTGCCAAATAATGATTTTCCTGAAGGAGAAGAAATACTTTGCTGTAAAATGTATTGTCCGTTTTTATCTTTTAACGTATCTAAGAATTGGAACGCAGAAGCAGTCGCAACAATGTCACGTTTATAGGCTTGTTTTAAATCCACATTAAAAATCTTTTTAAGTTCATCAGTTCCTGTTACTGCCTTCTGTGGAAATGAGCGCAGCACTTTTGCAACAATATCATTTTTTGTATTTCGTTTTACCTGCTGCAGATGCTCCGCGACAATAGCAGTTAAGTCAACGGCAGCATCATCAATGGCTTCCTGTGAAATAGGGAGCTGACCACGATATGTTTCTACCGCCCAAGGTACTTTGTTGAATTTAGGTTTCGCCAATTCAGGGTTTTTCTCTAACTCAGCTACAGAAACTAACTTTGTGTCCGCGTTAGCAAGAACTGGATAACTACCAGAGGCTGTTTTCACCGGAACCTTGTTTACGATCTCGCCTAAATCCACAACATCCTCTGGCTCCCGTTGTGGTGTAGTAAGTACCTCAATAGGGATAATTGCCTCAGCCCCATCAGATTTCAACCCGTCGCGTTTTTCCCCTTTTGATCGCAAAAACTCTTCAAAAGCTCTTACCTCTTCTGTCTTACCTGGTTTGATGATTGTACGGAAGCCTCCGCCATGCATTGATCTTTTCTCCTCGTCGTCTTCTTCTTCTTTACTCCCAGCTGGTGCAGGGTTCTCCGGCTTAAGCCCGGCTAACTCTTCATACTCCGCAAGCTTTTTCTGCAGGCCGTCAAGCTCTTCTTTCATGGAAGTGATTTCACCTTTCAGAGCTGTAGCTTCATCCAGCTTGTCTTCTTCTGCTCGTTTATGGGCTTCTGTGATTTTTGTATTAATGGCTGTTTGTTTTTGAGTAATCTGTGATCTTAGTTCCTTAATTTTTTCAGATAACATGTGTTTGCTCCTTTTCAAATAAAATAAGCACCCGGTTTTCGAGTGCTTTACAATCCCATTTTTAATAAATCCAGCTGCAGCAGCAGCTTTTCTTTTTCCGGATTCCGTTTTCTTTCCTCGTACTGCTGCAAATTCCGTTTTGCAATTGTCACGTCAGTGTCTTCATAAGCCGGATAAGTAACGACTGACACATCTGTAAGCTTTGAAATGTTTCTCAAGCTCCGCAACGGCAGGCCGGTTTCCTGGTCACGAGTAAAACTATCTCCATCCTTCCCCAGCATGAAGCCGAAAGAACAATTCGAGATATTGCCAACCCGCAGATTTTCGTATAAATCCGATGCGTACTGTGTATTCGGCAAAGTAACATCGAATCTTAAGCCGATGTCATCAACTTCAAGCTTAAGCGTGCCGGCAGACGTACGGCCGAGAATCTTGGATGGGTCATGATCAATCAATGCCCGCACATCGCTCATGTCTGTCTGATCCAGAGCCCTTTTATCAATCATTTCAATAAAACCGCCCAAATTGTGGCTGCGGGTGCCGAATTTTAAAGCATAACCACTAATCACTTTTGGGCCGTCATCGTCTGAATGAGCTTTTAAGGCCCCTTCCTGCGACGTTCTAATCTCTACTCCCTTAGACATTCCCCTCACCTCCTTCACCTGCTGACGAGATCGGCAGGCTCTTTGCTTTTGCTTTCTGAATTTCGTCCATCGAATCAATGTTCACGTAGTTCAAACTCATGTAACGCTTGTCCCCGTTTGGTATTGGCTCGTAACCATACTCAGCCAGGGCATTGTTGAGAGAAAAAATACCATTTTGCAGCAGTGCAATAACATTTTCGCGCTTTGTTTTTGCATCCGTTTCCCTAAATCGCCGTGTGTCGAATTGAAATTTCCGTTGTAGGTTTAAAGGGTACGGCAGCATTTTGAAATTAAGCTCTGAGGCGATGGCCGCAAAATAGTTTGAAAGTGTATTTGTCAGATAGTCCAGGTTCGCTTGTTCTAGTGAGGTGTTGACCTGCTCAATGCCCAGCTTGTGCGCCGGCAACCCGAACACTTTGGCTATCTGTTTCGTTGAATGCGTGTAGTTATTCACGACCTCAAGCACTTTCGTATTGATTTCTAACTGGTTAAACTCCATATTTTCATCAAGTACAACGACCCGCTGCTGATTCTTTATGCCTGAGTTTGCTTTTTCAAATTCATTACGGATTTTGTCCTTTGCCTCAGAAGACAAATGCCCTTTTTTCATGTTTACAATACCGCTTAAGTTGACGCCTCTTCTGAAAAAGTCTGTAACAAGGCGCTTCCCTGCCTCCTGACTTTCGATTTCATGCTTAAGACTAGAAAGTGGGCTCATACCCGTTATTCCGTCCATGCTGAAAAATTTAATGTGCAGTACATTTTCCGGCTTTAAGACTCTTTCTTTGCCGCCAGACGGATAATATCGGTACAGTATTTCGTTTCGGTCCTGCAGCTGCTCGGCATAGACTTCACTGTTCAATAAATGAATCAGCTCTAAAGGCGTCCCCTCTTTGTCCCGGACTATTTCCGCGTAAGACTGGCCGTTCATTAAAGCGTTGGCCACAAGGATGAACTTAAAAAAGTACCCTGAATAATAATCATTGGGTTTCTCATTCAGTAACCTGAACAGGTCGGAATCCTTTTCCTCAACGCCATTTTGGTGGACCATAATTGGCGACGCTGCAATATCAGAGGCTAGGGTAAGAACTGCCGTGAACACATCGCTATTTTTAATCGCACTGACAGACGTGTAAGACAGTCCGTCCAATCCGAGAATGATTTCATTGAACTCTCGTGCTCCTGGGCTCTGCTTATCTAACGATCGAAAGAATGCCACTTAATCACCCCCCTCCCTCTTCTTTTGGATTCAGTAAGAAAGCAATAAGAACGAGAAAAAGACCTGCCACAATAAAGCCGGCTACTGGATGGAGAAAGAAAACCCCATAGTCGATAACAAACAAGCCGGCCAAAAATAAAAGAGTATGCAAGTTCAACTTAATAAACTGACATACTCCCAACAAAAAGGTATTTATTTTTCCGATTTTCATGGCGCCCCCTCCTTCCCTAAAGAGTAAATTCTTCGCTTTCGTAATAAGAGTTCCAATCAAATTCCTCTTGTTTGTAATGGTACATAGCTCCCGTGTGTGCGTTGATCATTGCCGCTGCAGGGTCAATCTTTTCCCTGTATAGCGCTTTGTCAATTTGAATCGTATCATTCACTTTTTTCAGCATTGCATTGTGCATCGCCGTATCAAGTAATGGGTTCTTGCTGTGTATGATTTTTCCGTCGAATACATTCAAACGAAAATCTTTTGTTGGTTCAGATAATGTGCGAGGACCTTGACGAACTTCAATCAGCACATCTTCATAGCCATATTTCTCAATTTCATTTAAGAATAAAGAGATATTGTAAGGGTCAAAGAAGATTCCCTTTACTTGTAAATCAAATTCTTTAATATGATTGATCATATAATCCACAACCTGCTGCAGATTAATGATTCCGGATTTTTTGTCCGTAATTGTGCAGTATCCGGCTTTCGCGAGAGTACGATAGTCCAGTTTGTCACGCTCAATTTTATTATCCAGTCCACCTTTTGTTCCAACAAACGAGTGACTGTCCACATAAAATGTCTCATTTTCATCCTCTAACGGATAAATGAAGCCAAGGGCTGATAAATCATCTGTTCGTGATAAGTCAATCCCTATGTAAACCGGCTTCCCTGTAATGTCAGGCGCACCATCCACACCGCGCTTTTTCCAATCGTTCCCGTTGATAAAGCTTTCAGAGGAAGCAGACTGCCATATATTAAAGTTTTTTACGAGTGTACCGTTTAGATCATCTTTATCAAGAGCCTCCTTCAATTTCTTGCGGAGGTTTTTCAAGATTTTCTTTTGTAGCCCCTCCACCTCAAGTAGTGGATTGCTTTTTATCCAAGTGCTTTCGTCGTAAATTTCCTCTTCGTCATCCTGTTCATAGACAATCGCAAAATAGTTTTCGTTTTCCTTACGACCACTTAGAATATCGTCAACATAAGGATACTCTTGCGAATACATGGGGCCGTTCAGCTTAAAGCCGGCTGTACTAATGATTAAGATAAGGCCCTGGTCCTGCTGACCTTGGGAAGACTCAAGGACTTCCATCATTTTCGTGTTGGACGCTGTGTGGTACTCGTCGAGAATTCCAATAAGAACGTTCAAGCTGTCCAAGTTATCGGTATCCCTCGATAAAGGCATAATGACGCAGTCATCTTTCAGGTACCGGATTTCATTTTGTATAATCTTTGTCCATTTCCTCATGAATTTCGATTTACTTCGTATCTTTTTAAGCTGCATCGAAATCATTTTAAAGACGGTTTTCGCCTGGCCTCTTGAATTAGCTGTCGCATAAATTTGCCTGTCAAACTTAGGTGCTTCGCCGTAAATCAACTCGTATAGTGATAGACCCGCAACGAGTACAGATTTACCGCCCTTTCTCGCCATGCTTATATACGCTTTGGTGAATCGCCGGAAGCCGGTCTCTTTATTCCTCCAAGCATAGAGCATGTACACAATGAACTTTTGAAACAAAGCCAGCTTTGTGGGCTTTCCCGTTGATATATCTGGCAGCATCTCAAGAAACTTAATGACCTTTTTTGCCTTTTCTGGTCTGTATTCATATTCATAAGACGGGTCAGCTGCTCTTTCCAAATCTCTCAGGTGACGCTGACAGGCTTTTATGACTTTCTTGCATGCCGTTATTTCTCCGCTGACAACCTTTTTCGCGTAAAGCGTGCCGGGGTCAAGATGTTCAATCGTCATCTATCGCCATTGCTCCAAACTCATCATCTTCCTCGCTGTCGCTGTCGAGGCCCACGATTCGTAGACGTGAATCCAGAGACAGACCAAGCTGGCCGGCAATACCCCGGATCTCTTTAGACATGCTGTTCATTATGTCCACAGATGGATTTTTCTTTTTAACCGTCTCACCCCGGCTGTTTTTTTCAAACATGACTTGGCCGTCTTTGGCTATATCGGCCATCGCTTCTCGATACTGTGCATAGCTGTTGCAATAGATCGCAAGCAATGTCGAATCTAATTCAGAGATTGGCAAATTGATAATGTGCGGGTAGATGCGCCTCCATTCATTCTTCGCCATAGTGGACAACCAGTATGGTGGCTTTTCTTGCAAGGGCGAAAAATCTTTGAGTTTTTCTTCCTGCTGCAGACGCTCTTCCCGCTCTTCGTTGGTAATTTGTCCTTTTAACGTTTCCGTTAATTGTTTTCGTCTCGCCAATCAAAACCACCACCTTTCGTCCAAAATACATCATATAAATTTCGGTAAAATCAGCGAACGACAAAAACGCCGATCAACTCATACGAGATAAGGGATCGCGCGTAATATTCCAGTATTCAAAATCCGGCTAAAATAGCAAATTTCAAAATTTCATTTCAACATTTTTTACAAAGTTGAGGGGGCGCCGATGCCCAGGAAAAATTTTTTGGTACCCGGTTAAAGTTCGGGGGGACTTAATTCATTTTCCCGTTAAAAATTTTTGATTCTCCACCCACAATTGGGGAAAGACCATGATACTCTCTAACTTCGTTTACTGTAAGTACGCCACACCGCATAAGACCTGCAAATTTATTTGGATTCATAGGCTCTTTTTTAGGAACCTTTGGTGCTCTAATGGTTGGTCTTGAAGCATATCCCATTTGTTATTCTCCTTTCCCAAACGTGACTTGGTTATGGTGATACTGACACAGTACCTCAAGATTATTTAAATCAGTACGTGCCTGATCATCGTTTAAAACGTCTCTAAGCTCCTTAAACTTGTGATGGACTACTAACCTATGAGACTTATTTAAACGTCCCTGTGAGGCGCAGACGGCACAATGATAGTTACTTTCTCTAAGCTTATGTTCACGAAGAAGCTTCCACTCTCTCGAATGGTAATAGGAATAGCGTCTATTGTTCTCCCTGTTGTACCTCACGTCTTTGTTGTACTGCTTGTCAGCATAGCCCTCGTGCTTCTCACAATAGCGCTGTGTCCAGTCCACATAGTTACGGCAGGCTGGCGCATTACATCTTTTTAACGGCAGCACTGTCACTTCCTTTCATTTTATCAACTAGAAAAATATAACACTCCAATTCCCAAATACGATATAATTTAACCAGGAGGTGATAAATATGAATGAAAAAATTTTAACAAAACCAACCCCTATTCAACGTAATCCACTGGATGTTGCAACTGAACTAACTCAGTTACATATTAAAAGGTTCGGTGCTGACTTTGAAGAAGACATTGCTAATATATACGCAAAATACTATGCATTAGCTTCCAAGTTGGAAAGGACTCATCCTAATGGCTTAGTGGATTTTCTTCCCGAAGAAATCAAAACTAAATTGAAAGATTAACACTCTTACCATCTATACATTAAAGTATAGATGGTTTCTTTTTTATTAGCTCTATCCCTCCTGTCATATTCTTTCTAAACCGCCACCGCACTCAAGCTGTTAACCGCCTATAGTTCTCCCTGAGCTTTACCGGAAGCAGTTTACAAAGAATATAAAAAAGCACCCCACAGGATGCTTTTTTGAGCTAACTCTTTAACTTTAACAATAAGGTTTTCCGCAATACTTATGGTGCTCAGTGACAGGATCATAATTCGAGTAACTATGCGGATAATAATGAACATGCTCATAATGCTGATGATTCACATTAGTTGTATGCTGTGGGTGAATATGTGGAACAATAGTATTCGAGAACGTATGATGTTGACAGCACTTAGTTGGATGCACAATTGGTGGTAAAACTTTGCAATGATGCATTTTTTCTTCTCCCTTCATTTTTTGTGTCTTTATAAACTATGTTGAGAAGTATTTATTCGTACTATTGCAACCACCTATTTCACCTATAAATAAGAGACTTCGCTGGAAACACAATTTGTCGAACAAAATGATTCACGTTGCCCAAAAAACTGTATAGATTACTCATAAGAGCCCCCTACACATATCAGCACTTGCTCTGACCCCACGTTTCTCCAACTCTTTATAATTAACGTGGGGTTTTATTTTAAAAAAGCACTCTACAAGATGAATAAAACCTTCTTTTCGTGGAAATAATCCTTCTACGAGTGAATGCACCCACCGTTGATCCATTCGCTCTTGTTAAAGCCTCACGTTTCGAGAGAGTTCATCCGACCCTTGTCATCAAACGTGAGGCTTTATTTATTCTGTATTGTGCAGATTATAAATTGAATCAAACCATATTTTGAGTGTATACTTATATGTAAGCAGAAATATCGCTGCTTAATACCTACCTAATCCACTGAGATTAAGCCTCCCTCTATGTTGATCCTCTGTTAACATTAGGAGGCTTAACTCATATCAAAAAATAAAAGCACTCTCCCAACAGGGCGGGTGCTTTTAATTTATTACCCATTACCATAATACCTTATTTAAAACAAAATGGTGTGCCGTTAAAGTGCCAAATTTGTGCCATAGCTATTTTACTGTCATTCCTCTGCTCAAAAGAAACACCACCCTATTTATATAAATCTTAATACATGCCTTTTTGATCTAAACGTGAACCCGTTGCACCTCTGCTCATAAATGTTCACCTCCTAATACTTGATTGTAAAAGTTATCAAACCATACCTTTTTGTTCTTTCTTTGATCCAGCACCTCTACTCATTCGGGTCACCTCCTGTAACACGATAATATCATTTTCTCCATTTTCTAACATTCATTTCTATCAAACAGAAGCACTTTCCTGCCTCTTCTTGTACACTTCTTCTCTTAGAGCAAACGCTAGTCTGTAGAAAGCTTTTGCCTTCACTCGGTAATAGTTGCGATGACTCATATTCATTTCCGTATAAACTTCATAATCACACAGTTCTTCCGGCTGCATATAGAGCATGACAATGATCTGCCGTTCTCTTTGAGTAAGCCGGTTAACAGCCCTTTGAATCCTTTTCAAGAATTTGTCACGCTGAATCTCCCAATCAAGGCGTTTTAATGCTGCATCTTCTGTCGATGAATGAAATTCATTCGTAATACTCGGCGGAACAATACTATAAGTTGGTGTAACCTTTGGTAAAAAATCATCTGGCACCTGTAAGAGATATAACCGGTATTGATCAAGCAGCTGCTCTGCTTTTGCTTTAGTGGCTTCTTCATCAATCTGAGGCAGGTTTAATGTCATTTGATTCATATTTACCTCCTGATTATTCAAAATAAAAAAGGACACCGAACAAACAGCGCTATTGCTGTAGGTTCAGTGTCCGCAGGCTTTCCGTCTTGGACATTTATTCAATTAAACAATTCACCCTCGTCCCATTTAACGCGGGTAACCTTGCCTTGATTTGTAATGATCTTTGTTTCCCCATATGTGGGGAGCGGGACCATCCTCGCAGCTCCATCGGATAGAATAACCGCAAAACAATCATGCTGTTTCGTATCTATGACAAGTTTATCTCTTTCAATTATATGATCTAAATTGATTAATCTCAAACCGTTTCCCTCCTTTTAACCTGCTGCTCATATGCCAACAAATAAGCGTTCATTTTATCCTTAAATCTTTCCTGCAAATAAAAATTTAGCGCCTGTTCCGGATCCTGCAGTTTTATGGTTTTCTTCTCATAAACCAAAAACTCTATCAACAGAATGAGAGAATAATAATTATGCTGCAGCGCTTCTCGATACCAATCTCTAACTGTCAAATCTGCGCTCCAAATTTAAGAACAAACCGTATTCTTTAATGAACGCCAGTGAGACAGTACCAACAGGACCATTTCTCTGTTTAGCAATTATGATTTCGATGATATTTTTACTTTCGCTTTCTTTGTCATAATAATCGTCCCGATAGAGAAACCCAATGACATCCGCGTCCTGCTCGATTTGCCCCGATTCCCTAATATCAGACATCATTGGGCGCTTATCCTGCCGCTGTTCAACGCCCCTTGAAAGCTGACTAAGAGCAATCACACAAATGTCTAACTCTCGTGCCATATGCTTGAGCATGCGGCTTATTTCGCCTATTTCCTGTGTTCTGTTCCCCCTATGTTTTGCTGATCCTGTAATCAGCTGCAAATAATCAATAATGATCAAGATATCTTTGCCGGCATACTCCCGTTTCATTTTCCTTGCCTTTGACCATATCTCATTTACTGTGACGCCCGGGCGGTCAAATATTCTTAGATCAGCGGAACCGAGAATACCATTTGCTTGTGAAAGCTTGTTCCAATCATTAGCCGTCAAATTTCCTGTTCTCATTGCATCTGCATTGATATTTCCGAGAATGGACGCCATTCTTTTTAAGAGCTGCTTACGTGACATTTCAAGAGAGAAAATACCTACTGCACCGCCGCTATATTGATTTAAAGAACTACCCATAAAATTAGCCGCAACATTTAAGCAAAAAGCAGTTTTCCCGACAGATGGCCGAGCGGCTATGATGACCAACTCTTGTTTTTGAAAACCTGACGTCATTCGGTCAAGCTCAGCAAAGCCGCTTCGCATACCTGTAATTTCGCCTTTTGGGGTCGCCAGCTCCTCGTAAATGTCTAACAGGTCACTTTGTATTGCCCCGTCCTCTTCGTCGCCTGTAGCGTCTTCTAAGCGCATTAAATTGGATATGCTCGTTTGAATAGTTGAGGACACATCTTCATGAGCGGCATTTTGCTTAATTTCCTCCGCGATCTTACTCATTTCTCTTTTTTGCCAATACTCAAATATAAGCTTTTCGTAAAAAGAAATATTGGCGGTAGTCGGCACAGACTCGGTTAAGTCGGATAAATATTTGTGCCCGCCAACGCTGCCGATGTTGTCACGTCCTACTTGCTCCACGATTGCAACCAAATCTATCGGGATCCCTTTAGAATCTAGTTCAATCATCGCAGCTAATAGATTTCTATGTTTGAATTGTGATAAATGGAGCGGCTTAATCCGACTGTCTTTTATTAGTTCAGGCTCTAAAAGGAGCGCCCCTAAAAAGGACTGCTCCGCATCTATGTTGTATAAAAATTGGTTCGTGTCCATTTAATCACCAATCCCAAGCATTCGTCTGATTTCTGCTTTTGATTTCTCTATGGATGCCCGCTCTTGATCTGTTAGCTCGTTAGGAGCAGCCATTTTCGCAAGATACTCTTTTGTTTCCTCTACAGACGGAATTGCATTCATCCGGTCAACTGTTGCAGGCTTTGCATTCAACAAATCTGCAACCTTCGGCGGAAACTTACTTCTTCTGCAAAAACTAATGAGATTGTTGCGTACGTGCTCGTAATCATCCTCTTTTAGCAATTCATGCCAAGAATCAACTTTATTTTGCGTTACCTCGAAATACTCAAAGTATTGATTTATGAGTTCTAGGATTTCAAACGTCTCTGCTTTAGTCATCTAAATTAAAATCCTCCCTCCGAAGCTGTGAGCGTTTCTTTGTTTGTTCCTTGCCTTTAATGCTTTTGATTTTAACGACCAGTTTGTCATAGTGTTTTCTAAGGCTTGATGGACTGAGTATATTGGCTTTCCAAAACTCATCCTGTTGTGACCACTTGATTAAGTATTTGATTTGTTCGTCTGTACGCTTGTCTCTTTCTCGTATTAACCTAAATTCATTAGCCCACTTTTCCAGATTGGGCTTTTTAGCATCAGGGTTATTGGTTTTGATTTCTTTAAAAAGATATTCCGCATTCTCCATGTCGCAAATTTCATATTTGAGACGAGAAGGTTTTTTATTCTCTTCATTCTTCACATTCTTATAATTCTTGTTTGTGTTCATTTGTTGTTCTTTTGATGTTCTTTTGATGTTCATTTGTTGTTCATTTCGATGTTCATATTCCGTTCCCTCTTGCTGATAAAGCGCCCAATTATCAATGTTTACGATGCTGAATTTGTTGGTCTTTTTGATGCTCAAATATCCCATTTCTTCTAACTTCTCTAGCCATCTATAAACCGTGCTTTTTCCCTTCACTCGATCAGAAGATTTCAACCCAAAATTATATAATTCTGCAATATCAAACCGACCAGTTATAAATTCACCAGGCATCAACCTGACCTTTTGTTTACCCACTATTTGATCGCGTTCTGCATGGGTGGCCTCTGTTAAACAAATGATCCATAGTCGTAACAACTGGGGATCATTAAAAATGGGATTACTTCTAATCTTTCTGTGCAGCTTTATCCAACCGACCATTAAAAATCACCTTGCTCACTTGTAAAAATTCAATTCATCGCTATACGCCACTTCTCCCATGAGATAACGGAAACCGGCAATAAATCCCGATATAAAAGCGTCCTCGCTCTCATATGCCGCTTTTGTTGAACAAATCTCATCAAAATCCTGCAGGAGTGGCTTTAATTCCGCCGGCAGCTTCTCGCTTATCAGTGCATAAAGATCGTTCATTCGGTCATTTGCTTTACATGTTTTTTGGGACAATTCGATTTTTTCGAAATCACTGTCTAACCTCTCATGCAGAGACTTGGTTGCTATCAATTTGAGCATAGTAACCATGCCAGCGTCGTAATACTTACCGCATACAGTCGTTTTATTTATATCCGCCCCGATCTGTTCACCGATAGCAGCTATTTTAGTAGGTGTACCCATTAATTTCATAATTGAACTCTCCTCGCATTTGATTTATTAGATTGATATTTTCGTTAAGTCGTGGTATTGTCTATCTGAATAAATCAAGAAAAAGTGCGGCAACACTCTTTCTTGACCGTATGTTTGACTCTTACATCTTAGAGTAAAGTGAGATTTGGCCGATCCTTCTCTATTGAGGCGATGCGGCCATATTCGTCTTTTTCGGCTTTATACACCGGAATCGGTTCTTTAATAACCTCATGTAATATTTTTGAAGCATCAATCTCCCCGCTTATGATTCGATCCATTACACCTCTATAGAAAATATCAAAGAAAACATCATCATCTGGCGACTCAATATTTTTCACAAATACCTCAAGCATGAACCTATCAAAATCTATTTCATCCGGCATATTATCAATTGTGCTTCTCATTTCAGCCGCTCTTTCTTTGCTATGATCTATAGACAGCAGAGATAAAAAATCATTCTTTTTCATTTTCCAGAAACCCATTGACAAGACTAAATGCTTTTCAAGTCTTTCTGGATAAGAGGGACTTAATTTAACTGCTTTTTCAATTTCTTGCTTAATCTCAGCGATGGAATTTTCGCCCATTTTCCCTATAGATTCATTCGCTTCCTCTAAATCCTCAAGCTCGGCTAAAATAGACCACAAGCGCTTGCGATATTTAGAAGCGGTGATTTCTCCGCGATTCATTTCCCGCTGTAATCGTTTGATCCACACCAAGGCGTTATATGGACTATATTTTGAAACGGACATAATTTTATCTACGTTGAAAAATTTACGTAGGTCATGACTCACTTTTTCAGGAATATCCGCCTCAGTCATGCCAACAAACAAATACATCAAATTAGATTCCGCGATATGATCAACACCACGCCAAAAGGCTTTGTATGTGTCATTGATGAAAGCATGAAATTCCTTCGTTACATGATTCACTTCTACTTTTAAAGCTTTGAGACGACTATAAAACTCAAATTTATTCATATTCTCATCCTCCTAAATTAACGGCCGCCATGTTTTAATCCATGCCTTAGCATCCTCAAAATCTAACTTTCTTAAATCTCTGTAAGAAGGCACTGCGAAAGCGTCCCTAAAATTGCGGTAAATACTTGAAAATAGGCGGCGTGTCCCCTCTGGGCTGTCATCGTATCTATCACGAATTTCATAAACACGTTTTTTAATTTGCTTTTGGATAACATTTTGTTGAAAGGAGTCGATACTCAAATTGTCTTCAAGTTTGCCTAAACGTTTGTCTTGTTCATTCTGTTTTTGCTCAAGACGGATCATGTGTTGTAACTGTGGACTCAACTGCGAATAACCAGTTTGTAAGTGGTGCTCCATTTCATTAAATCTTGTAACGTATTCAGCTGTGAATAACACACCTTTTTCTCCCGTCATTTTATTTGCAACCATTTCACATCCTCTTTTTGTTAATAAATAATGTGGGCGCAATTCTCCTTTTCCATCTTCATAAGTTGAAGGTATGAAGAAATCTAACGAACGCAATTTTGCGTTGGTTGTTATCGTATCAATATAACTTTTAATCGTTCTAATCAAATCAGAGTGTCGTTTACCAATCAATTCAGCTATTTCTCGACTGTCAGCAAGATATTGTCCGTTTGATTCGATTAAATTTAAAGTGTTATTCATGTTGCATCCTCCTATTGGTATAATGTCCCTGTATAAGACAGGGGGTGAAACTATGCTGAGTAAAGACATTTATAAAACAGAAGAAGATTTCCATTATTATTGTCCCTGTGCATTTAAAATGGAGTCATTTATAGAAAATGAGCTTGAAACGGATACTAAATGGTTTTTTCATCGCTGCTACTCCTTCCATAAGGAAAAGAGACATACAGCAATATTTAAGTCGTATGATTTTCCTGATTACCGCGATTATTCTCTTTCTCTTGAAGGAGTTCTAAAAGATGGAGAATATCAGATTCGGATCGTTCAAAAAATTGATGGTTTGTTGAAATAAACACTCCTGGTGCTTTTTCCTCCAAAGTTAACGTGCCGATTTTCTTTCTACTCTGGCTGTTGGCTATTTCCAATTTACAGCAGTCAGAGCTTTTTTCATCTACAAAAATATGGAGATTCCCTATCATAATTCTCACTATTTCTTTCCTCCTCCCATTCTTTTTAATTCCCTGCGTCGGACTTCAATTATTTCTTGTTCCTCCGCCTCACACATATGTACGCAGTATTCTGTTCCTGCGCTGGTAAACTCAAGCATCACACGGCCTATTACAGGCTGTGTCTTTTTTGCCACCTCAAACTTCAAGCCTGAATTATCACTTGGTTTTTTTGAAAACGCGAAAAGCGGTCCGCTATTGAACAAAAAATCAATGAAATTGTAAGATGCTTCAATATCTAAGTCCGGTTCCGGATTTATTATTTTAATGTCATTCAACTTCAAACTTTCATTCATTTTCTCACCTACATTTCGTATAAATTGGTATAATGTCCCTATCTGTTTTTGATAGGAGGTGACATTATTATGGTCAAGATTACTTTTCTAGACGGAGAAGAGTTAATCATAGAAAGAGATACATTTATAAACGGTTATAAAGCAGACGGCTTCTATCTCCAAAATGTATTCACAGATACAATAGACGGGCACATGAGTACAGGAAAAGCAGACGAGCTCTCAATTGCGACCACGAACCCCAAGATTGGTATTACCGGCTTTATACTTTCTGTAGATTGCTTCTCAATTGGATTGGACCACGAAAGCAATAAACATTATTTGTCGTCAGCAGTAAAATCAATCGAAAATATTTAAAATTTATGATAGCGCGCTAGTTTATGAGCTAGCGTGCTATTTACCTTTTCAATATCGCTTAGCAATAAACAGCATTTTTCCCTGAACTCTTTGATTGCTTTTACCTCATTCTCTGGCACTTTGACTGAAACTCTGTTTTCCGGTGTGAATTCGTATAACACGGATGTATACAATTCTCTGTGCATATCTTGCATGTCTGGAATATCACCAGTTAGCGTTTTTATATTTAGCACTTCTGTATAAGACGTCCCGTTGTCTTCATTTTCTTTTTTCATTTTTATCTCTCCCTTAGTTTCTTGGCTGCTCGGAAAGCCACTTAAGTAAAAACTCTTTGCATTGCTTCTCAGGGAACAGCCATTTCTTTCCGACACGATATTTCGGAAATCTTTCATCATAAAAGAAGGTTTCTTTTATGAAATTCAAGCTCATATTTGTTTGCCTACATAGCTCTTTCATATCCCAAAAGGTGTATGAATCTCTGGCTTCATTCAATTTCTCTTCAATTTTTTGAATGCAAAGCTGCTTAATTTGTTCTTCATTTACTTGGATCGAAAACAAAACTTGTCCCTCCCCTTTAGGCTGATTGGTTTTCGCTATCGGTACATTCGAAAAGATATTCAATGTTACACTCAGGGAAAAAATGTCGTTTAATTTTCAATGCCTCATCATAATAAAAACGATATTTTCCATTTACCTTATCGTTCACAGTTGCATAACGAACATTTAAAAAGTTCGAAATGTCTACCATTGTAATACCTTTCCTAGCCATTTCTGCTCGTAAATTTTTATGCATTATCTTGCACACCCCCTGATGAACGCAATTGCGTCTTTTCGATAAATCAACTATAGACGCATTTTCGTTCATTGTCAACAAAAAAAGAGTATACAAGAACGAATTTTCGTTTATGCGTTATTTACATACGCAATTTCGTATAGTATTATTAATTTATAAACGATTTTTCGTATAAAGAGTAAATAAAAGGAGTTATATTAAATATGGATAAAAGAGCAGAAATCATAGACCGATTGATATCTGAATCAGGGCTTAGTAAAAAAGCGTTCGCTGAAAAAATAGGAATACCACCAACAACCTTGCGCTCAATGCTTTCGAGGGGTGTCGGTAATGCCTCGGTTGATAATGTGATTAAAGTATGTAAAGGATTAGGTATTACTACAGATCAATTAGAAGATTTAGCATCCAGTGATAACGGTGATGTTGAAACAATCGCAGCACATCACGATGGAGAGGATTGGACTGAAGAAGAGCTAGAGGAAATTCGTCGCTTTAAAGAATTTGTAAAATCAAAAAGAAAAAACAACCAGGAGTAATTTGCAGATGAGTTATGAAAGCCTTTTAATTGAGTCAGAAGATACAGTAACAGTCTTTGAAAAGAAACTCAGCCGAAGAATAAAAGGTTTATATTCAGATGGCATTGTTTGGATAAATAAAAAGTTATCGAATACAGAAAAAAGAGAGGTTCTAGCTGAAGAATTAGGACATCACTTTACAACTGCTGGTCAAATACTCGATCAGTCAACCGTACAAAACAGAAAACAAGAATTGAGAGCTAGAAATTGGGCTTACAAAAAATTAGTACCACTAAATAAAATTATTCAAGCCCATAAAGCAGGTATTAAAAACCGGTATGAACTCGCTGAGTTCCTAAATGTTACAGAAAAATTCTTAGACGAAGCTCTTAAAAGATATATTGAAGAGTACGGATTGTATAAAGAGGTAAACGGATTAACAATCTGCTTTCAACCATTAGGCGTAATCGAAATGTTTGAAACCTTTCAAGTATAAAAAATTTACCTGAAAATCGAACGTATATTCTTATTTAGAGGTGTTAAGACATGGCTAGTTTTAGAAAGCACGCAAATGGATCATGGGAATACAGGATACGGTATAAAGATAAAAATTCGAACAAATACAAAGAAAAATCAAAACGTGGCTTTAAAACTAAAAAAGAAGCCCAGTTAGCTGCGGCACAAATAGAGACAGATATCGAATATTATGGGTTCGCTAATGATGGAAAAGAAAGCATTAGTGAGTATTTCAGTAAATGGCTCGAAATATATAAAAAGCCGAACGTCAAGCCTATCACTTATTCACTTCAAGAAAGGAATGTAAGACTTAATATTCTTCCACAATGGGGAAATCTAAAATTAAAAGATATAACTAGAACTAAGTATCAAAAATGGATCAATGAGCTAAGGGACAAATATAGTGAAGGCACTGTGAGGAGAATACATAGCATCATGAACACTGCATTAAATGACGCTGTACACGAATTTAGGATACTGCGTGAGAACCCTGCCACCCGTATTAAAATCCCAAAGGAAACTAAAAATAACAAGGAAATTAAATTCTTTACTGTAGACCAATTAGAGAAATTTCTAAATCAGGTGAAAGAGCCTCAGAAAAATTCCAAATACAAACACTCAATACAGTATTATGTTTTATTTTCTCTCATGGCTCGGACCGGATTACGGATAGGTGAAGCGCTCGCTCTAACCTGGGACGATATAGATTTTGAAGAGTACACGATAAAAGTGAATAAAACACTAGTCTACCCGACAAATTCCACACCTTATCTTTCAACCCCTAAATCAAAAGCTGGCTTAAGAATAATCAAACTAGATGCGCACACTACTCAGCTTTTAAAAAAACACAGAATCAATAGACACGAGGTTGTTCTCAAATACAAAAACTATAAAAAACCGGAGACCGATATTGTGTTTTATCAGCATGATGGGCGATGGTTGCGCACAAATGTTGTTAGAGAATACTTCAAAGAGATATGTAAAAGAGCTGATTTGCCAATATTGTCACCCCATGCATTAAGGCATAGTCACGCCGTGCATTTAATTGAGGCTAAGGCTGATTTGAAATTTGTATCTGAAAGACTTGGACATTCGAGCATAAAAATAACCGCAGATACGTACCTCCATGTCACCAAAAAAATTGAAAATGACGCATTAGAGATGTATCTGCGGTATACAAATTTATAATTTTGTGGGTGTTTTGTGGGCAGGGCCTCCCTGAGAACCAGTTAAACCCTTGCTGTATCAGGCTTAGCCTATACTACCTTCCATCTCGAACTTAATCAGACGGTTCATTTCAACTGCGTATTCCATTGGAAGCTCTTTTGTGAATGGCTCGATAAAGCCCATTACGATCATTTCAGTTGCTTCTTCTTCAGAAATACCGCGGCTCATCAAGTAGAAGAGCTGCTCTTCAGATACTTTGGAAACTTTCGCTTCGTGCTCCAATGAAATGTTATCATTTAAGATTTCATTGTAAGGAATTGTGTCTGAAGTTGATTTGTTATCCATAATGAGCGTATCGCACTCGATGTTAGAGCGAGCGCCTTCCGCTTTGCGTCCGAAGTGGACGATTCCGCGGTACGTTACTTTTCCGCCCTGTTTTGAAATCGATTTTGATACGATTGTAGATGATGTGTTTGGTGCAAGGTGAATCATTTTCGCACCTGCATCCTGATGCTGGCCTTTACCTGCAAGAGCGATAGAAAGCGTCATACCGCGCGCGCCTTCGCCTTTTAGGATACAAGCCGGATATTTCATTGTCAGCTTAGAACCGATGTTGCCGTCGATCCATTCCATTGTTGCGTTTTCTTCACAGACTGTACGCTTTGTTACAAGGTTGTAAACGTTGTTCGCCCAGTTTTGGATCGTTGTATAACGGCAGTAGCCGCCTTTTTTCACGATGATCTCAACGACCGCACTGTGAAGTGAGTTTGTTGTGTAAACAGGCGCAGTACAGCCTTCAACATAATGAACGCTTGCTTCTTCGTCAACAATGATCAGTGTACGTTCGAACTGACCCATGTTCTCAGAGTTGATACGGAAGTAAGCTTGAAGCGGTGTTTCAACCTTCACGCCTTTAGGCACGTAGATGAAAGATCCGCCGGACCAAACAGCTGAGTTAAGCGCCGCAAACTTGTTATCAGTCGGCGGGATTACTTTTGCCCAGTGCTCACGGAAAATATCTTCATTCTCTTTCAGCGCGCTGTCAGTGTCTTTAAAGACGATGCCTTGCGCTTCAAGATCTTCTTTCATGTTGTGGTATACAACCTCAGATTCGTACTGAGCAGAAACACCCGCAAGGTATTTTTGTTCAGCTTCAGGAATACCGAGCTTGTCGAATGTTTGTTTAATTTCTTCAGGAACTTCATCCCAAGAACGCTCTGAACGCTCAGACGGTTTTACGTAGTACGTAATTTCGTCAAAGTTCAGTGAGTTTAAATCTCCGCCCCATTGAGGCATCGGCATGTTGTAGAAATGCTCAAGTGATTTCAAGCGGAAGTCAAGCATCCATTGAGGCTCTTCTTTCATGCGAGAAATTTCTTCTACGATTTCTTTTGTCAATCCGCGCTCTGAACGGAAAATGGAAACGTCCTTGTCGTGAAAACCATACTTGTATTCACCAATATCAGGCATTTTTTTAGCCAT